TCCCATGTATCAGAATTAAAACAGTTTTTACAGTGAAATGGACAACCTTGGACGAAGAGGGAGACTCCAACTCCCTCTCCATTAGAAATATCCATAGATCTAATCTGTGCGTATCTCATTATAAATCCTCCGCAATATCTGTCATATGGACATATCTCTCCTTAATTTCCTGAGTACGTCCTTTTCCCCAGTAATTAGTTCCAATATATCCGCAAGTCCTTCTTGCTACATTCATCTTGTCTTTATCTCTATTGTGGCAATTTGGGCATTCCCAAATAAGTTCGCCACCTTCATCAATAATTTTGATTTCACCGTCGTAACCACAAACCTGACAGTAATCAGACTTTGTATTTTCTTCTGCATACATGATATGGTCGTAGATGAATTTATTCATTTCCAAAATAGCATCTACATTATTTACCAATCCATCTGTCTCAACATAAGATATTGCACCCCCAAGTGATAACGCCTGAAATTCTGATTCTTTAGCGAGTTTATCAAATGCATTAATTGGTTCTTTTACAAATGTATGATAACTGTTTGTGATATAATTTCTATCTGTAATACCTTTAATAATTCCAAAGCGTTTCTGTAGACACTTCGCAAATTTATACGTTGTGTTTTCGATTGGAGATCCGTAAATTGAAAATCCAATATAATGCTCTTTATTCCACTGGTCACATTTATCATTCATAAACTGCATTACTTTAATGCCAAAATCATGACCTTCCTGTGAATCAATATGTGATTTACCAGTCATATATTTTACACATTCATATAATCCTGCATATCCAAGAGAAATACTTGCGTATCCATTATGAAGTAACTTATCAATCTTTTCACCTTTTTTAAGTCTTGCAAATGCTCCATACTGCCATAATAAAGGTGCGACATCAGATAATGTTCCTTCTAATCGTTTATGTCTGCAAAGTAATGCTTTATGACATAATTCTGTTCTCTGTTCCATTAAATCCCAAAACTTTTCATAATCGCCTTCAGATGATAATGCTACATCTACAAGGTTTAATGTGACAACGCCTTGGTTTAGTCTTCCATAAAATTTATAATTACCATTTTCGTCTTTATAAGGTGAAAGGAAACTACGGCAGCCCATGCACGGGAAACAGTTGCCTTCTTTATATTTCTTCATAATCTTCTCTGAAATATAATCAGGGTTCATTCTCTTTGCAGTACACTTAGCTGCAAGTTTTGTTAAATACCAATAAGGGGAATTTTCATGAATATTATCTTCTTCTAAGACATAGAGAAGCTTTGGAAATGCCTGTGTGACATATACGCCAACTTCATTTTTAAGACCAAGTAATCTCTGATTAAGAAACTCTTCAATAATCATTGCAAGCTCTTTCTTATACTCTGTAGTCTCTCCAAGATACATAAATACACTCAAAAAAGGAGACTGTCCATTTGAGTTAGACATAGAATTGCACTGATAGTTAAAAGTCTGAACACCATCTGCTACTTCTTTTTTGGTATCAGATTCTGCATATCTCTTACAATCTTCATCAGAAAATCCCCATGACTTATATTTCTCATAGTATTTGTTGTAACTATCTCTTACAAATGGTGCTAAATGTGTAAGAGTAATTGTAGCTCCTCCATACTGAAGTGACGTAACACCAAGAATAATCTGAGTGGCGATTGTACAAGCAGTAATAAATCTATGTGGTTTTTCAATCATTACCTTGTTAATACAAGTACCATTCTGTAACATATCTTCGAGATTAATAAGTGAGCAGTTACTCATCGCATTCATGCCAAAATAATCAATATCATGGAAATGAATAATTCCTTCATCGTGTGCTTGTACAACTTCTGGTGGAAGTAAAAATCTACGAGAAATATCTTTGCTAACAATTCCTGCCATATAATCACGCTGAGTATTTAATACTTTTGAGTTTTTATTGGAGTTCTCAGTATTCCAATATTCGCTTTCACCATCTAACAGTTCATCAATCTCGGAATCTGTTGTATTCTCGTTTTCTCTCTGAAACTCACGAATACTTCTATATCCTTCATAGGCTTTTGCAGTAAGTCTCTGCTTTTTTGTAATCAATTTATCATAAACCATTGATTCAATATCAGAGATACTTACTTCTTCTTTATCCTTACACTCATTTTCGATTTCATCTGCAATGTCTTCAGCAATTTTTGGTTTTACAATGCCTGAACCATTTTTCATAGCTTTAAGAATTGCAGTTGAGATTTTTGATTTGTCAAAATTAACTTCTGAACAGTCTCTCTTAATTACTTTTGTCAATATGTATATCCTCCTATCTAAATTACTGTTATGATTGCATAACCAAGTACACATGTCGCAATCGCTGCTACAGCTTTCCAATCAATCTCAAATTCTATACAATCTATAATATTGAATTTCATTTTATCTCCTTTCTCAATTCCATAAGAAATCAACCTTTCGTATCATCCTCTTTATTTTTGTTATAATTTTGTTTCCCTTTGTTAATTTCTCGAATTATATCTTTAATACCATCACACAGCATTCTAATTGGAATCCAACCAACAAATAGAAATATTAAAATTGTCACACATGTGATTTCATATGTACTCAATTATTTTTACGCTCCTTATTGTATTTTATATATTCATCGAATCCACTATTTTCATTACAAAAATATTCAAAGTTTGTCCAACTTTGTAACTTATCAGGTTTGGCTCTACTTCGATAACAGCTACCTCTCATTGGGCAATTTTCACTACTACACATTGTAATATCTGGCATATAATTTATTCCCTCACATATCCTTAATTTTTACCTTTAGGGCTTCTAATTCTTTGTACCTATCAGATTCATATTTAGTATGATCTTTTACAATCATATGCGTCTGTTCATTACAAATTAATTCAATAAGTAATTTCCTATTATGTTTTGTCAAAAAATCAATTTTAACATCTGACATCTTATACTTATCCATATTTTTACCTCACGATGTTTCCATCTAATTCTTCACATACCAATGTTTTGTGCATCACACCATCATCAACATTTGCATGTGTTTTTATCATTTTCGTATGACTAATACTATATTCTCTATTTCCAACTGTTACTGTTATAAATTCATCTGGCTTAGATAATAATTCTCTTGCAACCATATGGCTTGTATTTAATCCATTAAAAAATATTTCACTCACCCTCTTCCTATCTCATGTAAAAATCCTTTATGTATTCGCACATATCCATTGCGCATGATTCAACTCTTGTAAAACAACATTTTAACCATGGATGGATTAAGTTATAATCCCCTCGTTCATCATAAGCAATCACAGGAATATTATTTTTCCACGCCTCATATACTTCAATCACTGATCCAATACTTGTATTTAATCCATTTGTATTTACAATAACAATGTCACTGCCACGAACTAAGTTTAGATCAAATTTCATAACCTCTTGTTCGTTTTGATGTCTTGGTTCTTCAAAATTGAAATAATCACATGGAGAAATAACATTAGTTTTATAATTTGCCATATCTGAATATTTGTCCAATTCTGCTGTTACAAATTTTCTCCATGTTGTTTGTTCTTCTATACTTAATCCTGCCATTTTACCAGCTAAATAAATTGTTAAGCCATCATTTTTCATTTGTACGCCTTTCTATAATGAAACAATACGCTATTTACCACGTCATCAATATTCTCATCAAAGTTGTTATAAACAATCCTGTTAGCAAGACTTTCTGCATCTTTAAAATCTGATATATCAGTTTTGATACGTCTTTCAGCCTCTTCTTTTTTATCTCCACGAGCAGCTAATCTTTTGTTGATAGTTGAAATATTTGAATATAAATAAATAACAGTTACATCATATCCTAGTTTTTGAATATCTCTGATACCATCAGGTGTAAGAATAATTACAGAGTTTTCGTCTGCTTTTTCATAATCTTCTTTTGCTGATCCATAATACCAAATACCTTCAGTGGTAATGTATTTCTTCCATTCTGCAAAAAAACCATCTTCAACTTCCTGCAAAAAATCTTCTTCTGAAATATAATGATATGTAACATCAGGAATTTCATCTTTACGCATTGGTCTTGTAGTATAAGTTACGACACTATTAAATCCATGGTTTTTTACAAGTTTGTCCCTAACTAATGTTTTGCCAGATGCGGTTCTTCCCATTAAAATAAGCATTACAAGTTCCACCTTTCATCTAAAATCTGTATAATATGTCCATCTTCAATGACAGCCGTTTTACTTTCCGTAAAATCTCCGTTTAAGAAGTCACTAATTCTAATACTGTCTAAGTCAATAACCTGCGAATAATTCATGTTTATTCCTCCACGATTTTATATTTGCTGCAAATTTCGTTGAATCTTTTAATATAATCCTCATTATCGGTATTAATTACTACCGTTACAGGATGAATAGAAATCGTGACTAATCCAAGATAAGATTTTGCATCTACAACCTGTCTTCCATATTTTGCATCAACATCACACGGAATTTGTGATGAGATTTCCATTACAAAATTATTTAAGTCTGTAAGACTGTCTAAATTTAAAGTAAATTCTGTTTTCATTGTTTTATTCTCCTTCTTTATCTGATTTGTCGCTAATTTTGCATATTTCCAATCACATACATATGCCGGATCTTCAGCACTCCATGATGTAGTGCCCTGTTTCCATGCATACACTAATCCGTTGTTGTATTTTGCAAAGTATCTCCGATCCCATACACAGGATTTGCTATGTCTCACAAGAATCGGTGTATCAACTGGAACTTTATTCCAATCAACCGGCGGTTCAATCGGTTCGACATATTCGCTGTTCGCCCATTTTCTCGTCTTTATTTCACAATCTCTTATTGTGCCGCCATTAAAATTAC